GTCAATCTCGAATCAATCCAAAAATATCAAGGGTGGGTATAAAAAAATAATTGTACTTTTGTGATATGCCAATATTAAACAATAAATCATATCGTCGGTTTGAAAACCCAGTAAAGAGGAAACCGCACCAAAACCAAGAGGAAAACAAGTTTTACGGCACACCGTTGTGGAAGCGTCTTCGCCATTTGCAAAAGACAAGGAAGCCAATGTGTGAGGTATGCGAGGCTAAAGGCATTTACACGGATTGCTCTGATGGAAACAACAATGGCATTGCGGATCACGTTATAAGAATCTTGGACGGTGGTCATCCATATGATGAGCGGAACTTGTTTACTTTGTGCAAACGATGTCATCATGTGAAGAGTAATATGGAAGGTAGAGGCTTTTTACCAGCAAGGATGGCAAGTTCTGACGGTTACTACCTTCCATCGTCTAAAGATGACATAATAAAGGCTATTATAAACAAAAAAGTAAATTAAAATGAAAACGGAGAAGTTGAAAGACTTGCAAGGTACTTTGAAGCCTGGTAGAGTTAAAAGAATTACACCTCAAGCTATAATTGCCCATAATCCATTTGATTTAAGCGATGAGGAGCAAAATACTGTTGAATTAGTAAAAAAGCATCTTGAATCTGCCGATGCAAGTTACAATGTTGACATCATCGCTATCAATATGTTAGCAAGGTTATTGACTGTTATACAACACGCTGCTAACAATATCCTTAAAAACGATGGTGTGGTTGTTTACCCAAACGGTGTTCAGCAGATTTCACCAGAGTGGACGATGTTTAAACAGTCGGTTGAGATTTACAACGATATGTCTGATAGGTTTGGTCTTGACCCGAAGGCAAGGTTAAAGCTGGAATACTTTAACAGAGCGGACAAAAAAGAAGAAGATCCTATTATGAAGTTGATTAAAAACGCATAATGTTTGATTTAGAAAACGAATTGATTGGGGAATATGCAAGGTTAGCTATTCAAAGGCACTATGATGACGTAAAGAAGTCAGAAAACAACAATTTCCCTTACTATTACGACCAAAAGGCTGCAGATACCTATATTTCTTTTATGAAGGTATGTAGATTGACTAAAGGCGAGTATGCTGCAATGAATGTCAATGTTATGCCGTGGCAAGAGTTCTTTTGGGCAATGATATTTGGTTGGAAGCGTAAAATTGACAAAAAACGTAGATTTAGGAAAGTTTACCTTGAAATATCAAGAAAGAATGCAAAAACAGAAACTGCTGCTCTTACTGCCGTGGCTTGTTTTATTCTTGATCAAGAAAAAGGTGCTGAGATTTATACGGCAGCCACTACCCGTGACCAGGCAAGGATATGTTGGGATGCCGCAAAAGTCATTTTAGATTATTTAAAGAAGGATAGCCCAGCGGTAAACAAAATGGTTCAAGTCAGAGCGCATTCAATTTATTCTACCGGATCAAATAGTAAGATGATTCCTGTATCATCCGATGCTAAAACACTTGATGGATTAAATCCCCATGTGGCTATAGTGGATGAATTTCACGCGCATCCCGATAGTTCGGTGTTAGAAATTATGGAATCTGGTATTGGTAGTAGAAGTCAACCATTAATTTTAATTACCACTACTGCTGGATTTAATAAGGAAAGTCCGTGTTACCAATTAAGGAAAGTGTGTTTGGATATTATTAAAGGCCATAAACACGATGATGCGGTGTTTCCGTTAATATTTAGTTTAGATGAGGATGACGATTGGCAAAATAGCGACAATTGGATTAAATCAAATCCATCTATGAATGTCACTATTGGTATGGGATATCTACAAGACCAATACACAAAAGCTATAAATGAAGGTGCAGCCAAGCAAATTGGCTTTATGACAAAGAATCTAAACTATTGGACAAACACTCACGCTACATGGATTAATGAAAATATGTGGAATGAGTGCGAAATGAAAATTACTGATGACTTTTTATTGAACAGACCAGCTTTCGGTGGATTGGATTTGGCGCAAACAATTGATATTAGTGCTTTTTGCTTGTTTTTCCCCGAATTTGACAATAAACCAGCCTTTGTTATATGGAAATATTGGATTCCCGAAGAAAATGTCAAAGACAGAAGCCTTAGAGATGGTGTTCCTTATATGGATTGGGCATTAAACGGCAGTATAAAGGTTACTAACGGTAATATTGTAGATAACGATGTAATTATTAATGATATTTACCTATTATTCCAAAAATACAACATTAGAAGCCTTGCCTATGACCCCTGGAGAGCAACACACGTTGTTATATCATTACAAGAAAGAGGAGTTAATGTAAAACCGTTCCCACAAAGTTTTCCCGAAATGAATACACCAATCTGTGAGTTTGAGAAAATGATTATTGGTAAAAAAATATTTCATGATGGAGATCCGGTGGCAAAGTGGATGTTGTCAAATGTAGCATTAATTTTAAATTCAACGGGTTTGGTTAAGTTTGATAAAAGGAAATCTAATGAAAAAATTGACGGCATGGTAGCGGCTGCAATGGCTATTGGTGAGGCTATTGACCCTAAGAACAAAATTAATTTAGATTTTAATTTGATAATTGGTTAATTTTTTTATTTGCATATAAAATTATTAATAATCATCTTTGCAGTATGGAATTTTTGAATAAAATAGTAAAATTCATTAAAAGGAGTAGAATTACCAATTTAGGTCCTGCCAAAGATTGGAAATTGTACCAGGAATTATTTGGAACTAATCAACGAAGGGTTAGTCATGAAACATCTTTGTCTATCCCTGCTTATTTTAGGGCTTTATCTATTTTATCAGAGCAAATAGCGTCTTTACCCTTTTCTATATACGAAACTAAGGCTGATGGTAATGTGGTTGAGGCTATAAACCATCCATTGTATTCATTAATTAAATACAGACCGTCAAGTAAGTATGATACTTTTAGTTTTCGTGAAGCCATCGTAAGACAAGCGGTTAATGGTTCGATGTCAACCAAAAGTGGCAATGTACTTATTATACCTAATAGGAATCAAGCAGGAAATGTAATTGATTTAAACTTGGTTGATGTTCCTTGGGAGATGTACAAGATAAACGATGAGTTTTATTATAAATTAGAAGGTAGTACGGAAATCTATAGTTCATCTGAGGTTTTACATATAAAATCCTTTAGTGATAATGGCTATTGGGGCAAAAGTCTTATTGAAGCTGGTAAAACAACTTTATCAAGGGCATTACACGAGATTGACTATGGTAATGACATTTATGCTAAAGGAACTAATTTAAGTGGTACGGTTGAGACGGATCTTATCCTAAATGAAGACCAATTAAATGTAATTAAGAAGTCTTGGGCAGATAAACACTCAGGACCTAATAACCAACAAGGTGTAGCCTTCCTACAAGCAGGGTTTAAATTTAAACCGATAGCCTCAAGATTAGAGGCAGCGGATATTGATGCAAGAAAGTTAACTATTGAGGATATTTCGAATTTGACTGGTGTTCCAGGCTTTTTGCTTTTGGGTAACAACAATATATCAACCACAAACATTGAGATATTAAACAGGATATTTGTTCAGTACACACTAAGAGCATGGACTAAGCGAATTGAGAATGAATTTAACACAAAACTATTTCCACAAAAAGATTGGGGAAAGTATTACGTTAAATTAGACCTTGAAGAGTTATACAAAGGCGATGTAATGGCAAGAGCAGAGTTTTACACTAAATTGTACAACATTAGAGCGATTGCACCTAACGAGATTAGAAACCTGGAAGGATTTAACCCATACGAAGGTGGTGATAAGTTTGGTATGCCATTAGCCTCAAACAGTAGGGAAGTTCCTGCTGAAGGTCAACAAAATAATAATAGCAATGCCCAAGTACAGTAATTACCCACAATCTGCAACTAATGCTGCTAAAAAAGCATTAAAGCATAAAGAAGAGAATGGTTCTGATTGCGGAACAAGCGTTGGTTGGACAAGAGCAAGGCAGTTGTCAAGCAGACAAGGATTAGAGGCAGATGAAGTAATAAGAACATATTCCTTTTTATCAAGAGCCAAGGTATATGACCAAGGCAAATATTTTGATGAAAATGATAAAGAACTATGTGGATCAATAATGTATGACGCTTGGGGCGGTTCTACAATGTTACCTTGGGCTGAAAGAACTGCAAATAAAATAATGGATGAACGTAATAATAAAGTTATGGAAACAAGATATTTTAACATAGAATTTTCCACAGTAGAGGAAAGAAAAATAGAAGGTACTGCATCGTCTATGGATAGTCCATATGATATGGGTACTTTTGATGAGGAAATTGACATGGATGCTTTTGATGATGCTGATTTTAGTGAAGCCGCTGCTTTATTTAATCATGACCAAAACATTGTACTTGGAAGGGTAAGGAATAATACATTGCAGATAAAAAGGGAAGGTAATAAATTAAAATATACTATTGACCCACCAGAAACAAATGCTGCAAGTGATGTTATGACTTTAATCAGAAGGGGTGATGTTTACCAGTCATCTTTTGCATTCTCTTTAAAAGATAATGGTGACTCATGGGAAATGAGGGACGGTAGATGGAAAAGAACAATTAAAAAAATTGACAAAGTATATGATGTTTCTCCAGTAACGTATCCGGCTAATCCCAATACTACTGTTGCTGCAAGAAACATGGAAAGACATATTCAACAAAATGAAAAAGCGGAATGCAATTTCGACGAGTTTGTTGAATTTTTAAACAACTTAAAAAATTATTGAAATGTTGAAATCAGATGAATTGAAACAAACGCGTTCCGCTAAAATAGAAGAAATGCGTTCTTTGATTTCTGCCATCGAAACATTGGGTTCAAATGCCAATGACGATCAAAGGTCAAAGTTAAACACGATTAGGACAGAGGTTAGCAATTTAGAAAATGATATTGATAATCATTTGATGATTGAGGCCGAGTCTAAAAGAATGGCTACTCCTGCAACCAGGGTTAACGAAAACAAAGTTAACGATGAGCAAAGAGTTAAGAAAGGCTATTCATTCCTTAGAGCAGCTAATCTTATTGCTAATAACAAAAACCTTGATGGTTTAGAGTTAGAGATGCACCAAGAGGCTGAAAGAGAATTTAAACAAGCTGGTATCTCCGCGTCGGGTAACCTTTACATTCCTAAAATGATTGTAAAGAACGAGAAAAGGGATATGACTGCTGGTACATCAACCGCTGGTGGTAACACTATCCCAACTATTTTGGGTGACTTAATTCCATTCCTTGACCCAAGATTAGCAGTTATTCAAGCTGGTGCAACTTTGCTTACAGGATTGACTGGTAATTTAGATTTTCCTCGTAATGATGCTGCGGCTACTGCCACTTGGGAAACTGAAAACTCTGCCAATGACGAAACAAGTCCAACTTTTGATAAAATCAGTATGTCACCAAATCGTTTGGGTGCATTTACTGATATTTCAAAGCAGTTACTTGTTCAATCGTCTATTGACGTGGAAAACTTTGTAAGAAACCGTTTAAGTGAAGCCGTTAACAGAGCATTAGACTATGCTTTAATTAATGGTGACAATTCAACTCAACCATTCTATGGTATTTTAAATACTGCTGGTATTGGTTCTGTTGCAAT